TCTGAGGTAAAGCTCCTGTGAACACTTCTTCTTTGGTTTTAAAAATACAAAAGCAAAGTTTGCAGTATCTGCGGCGGTAAGTAAACTCTTCATTCTGTATGGTTTCGGTGATTGCGATCTTGTCACCCTCGCACTTAGGACATTTCATGGGCGTCTAGCCTCCTGCAGTATTTCGATACGCTCGCGTGCAGCGCGCAAGGTTGTATAGCGCTGGTGCAGTCGCTCCAAGACGGCCACACGTTTGCCAACTTCGCGTTCTTCTGTCAGCATCTCCAGCACCTTAGCCTCATCCAAGGTCTTGAGTTCAGCGTTTAATTTTCGCCAGGTAAGTGTCAATTTTTGTCTCCAGTTTAGTGATTGTGTTTAGGGTTTTTACTAATGTTCGATTGGCGGCGTTAGCGTCTTTCTGATGTATTTTCAAAATGGACCGCGCAGCTTTTAATTGCGCTTTCCATAGGTTTAGTCTAGTCATTTAAGTTCCTCCATGGCGATATCTGACAAGGCGCGTTTGTCGTGTAGCGCGGCCCAAATCTTTTCATCTACTGTTTTATTAGAAATCATTACGTAGCACCACACGTCATGCCGCTGGCCGCTACGATGCAGACGCCCGATTGTTTGTTCATACAGTTCAAGCGACCAGGGCAGGGACAAGAAGACGATTCGACTGCCGCCGTGCTGTAGGTTGAGCCCGTGGCCTGCTGACTTGGGGTGGACCAAAAGAAGTTCGACGCTTCCAGCATTCCATCGTTCAATAGCGCGGTCGTCGTCGAGGGTAACGGCTCTTGGGTATCTGCGCTTGAGTTCGGCCAATTCTTCTTTGTATGTGTACGCAATGATTGTGTTGGCATGTTGGTTTTCCTCCAGTAGTTCGTCAAGCCGGTCAAATTTAGATGTGTCAAACCATACGGGTTTATCCGCGTATACAAAACCAGACGCCATTTGTTGCAGCTTGGCCGTCACGACGCCAGCGTTAACTGCAATCGCGCGATCATTGGGGAACTGCGCTACAAACTCAGTCTTCATGTCGTCATAGGGTTTACGATTAGTTAGGTTGCCGCGCACTTCAACTGTGTGCAGGGCCGGCAGTTTGTCTTTGTATTCGCCTGGCTCCAATACAAATGTCGCTGGCTTGATGCGATCCATAACTAACGCCAAGGCGCCAGGGCGCGGCTGCCAATCGTTGTACTCGCGGTTAATGAGTATGAAGTACTGCTGCATAAACGCGCCCTTGGCGCGGCCAAGCAGATTTTGGTCGACGATCTTGCACTGGCCAAAGACGTCTTCTAAGCCGTTGCTAGTGAAACTGCCGGTAAGGCCCCAGCGGATCACCATAGGCTCGATCACTTTGTTGAGCGCCTTAAACCGCGCGCCTGATGGATTCTTTAGCCGCGTGAGTTCGTCAAACACAACGGCGTCAAAATCAAGTTCTTGTTCGGCTAGCCACTGCAAATTGTCGTAGTTAGTCACGACAATGCGCGCGTTAGACGACAGCGCTGCTAAACGTTCTCTGGGTGAACCTACGGCCACAGCAATATCTTGGCGCGGAGCCCATTTAGGCTGCTCCACAGGCCACACGTCGGTGCAAACGCGTTTAGGCGCTAGCACTAAAAAACGTGTGGCTTCGCCATTAGCGAGCATGTCATGCATAGCCGTTAAAGTGATGGCAGTTTTGCCAGCCCCTACCGGCGCCAAGATCATGGCGCGATCGCGTTCGTACAGAAAATCTGCCGCCTCAACCTGGTAAGGTCTCAATGATCCAACCATCTATTTGCTCCTTGCTCCATAAACATGCGTACTTCTGATTCATTAGCGCCATGTCTGACGCAAATATTTTTTGCAGTTCTGACAAACGCCCATCAGGCGCTTTCAGTTCGATAAACCAAGTCTGGCCATTTGGCAAACAAACTACTCTATCGGCAACGCCCCTATGCGCCGGACTAGTAAATTTGTATGCTCTGCCGCCAAGGTCCTTGACGCGTTGCACTAAATATTTTTCGATTATTTTTTCTTTCATGTCAAAAAGTTTAGCACACTTTTATTTTTTGTGCTATAGTTCAGTCTCAATCAATTAAAGGAGAGTTCAGTGCAACACAGTAATATCGTCGGCGGGTCAACCGCAAAGCGTGTGATCAACTGCCCAGGCTCAGTGGCCATGGTGCAAAAGATGCCGCCCCAACCAAGTAACAAATATGCAGACGAAGGCACGCTGTTGCACAACGTCATTGCTGAGATTGTGATGAGCGATAGAACGCCTGAGAGTTTTCTTGGTACTAAATACGAAGACCAAGTTCTCACGCAAGAATTGATCGACAACAAACTCAAAGTCGCGCTGGCCGCGCTTGATGAGATCGACCCAAACAAGGATATGCAAATTGAAGCTGAGACTCGCGTTGGCTTTGGTGATCTGTTGCCTGGCGTATTCGGGTCTACTGATCTTATCGGACGTATTGGTGATCGCGCTGTGGTATTGGATTGGAAGTTTGGCGATGGAGTTGCTGTGGAGGTGGAAGAAAACCCACAGTTAATGTTCTACGCTGCAGCCGCTATGCGTACCGAAGAGGCTAAATGGGCGTTTGATGGTGCCACAGAGATCGAATGCATCATCGTGCAACCGCCCGAAGTTAAGCGCTGGGTGACTACACCAAAACGCATCGCAGAATTTGAGGCACAGTTAGTGCGTGCGGTCAAACAAGCTGAACAGCCCGGCGCAATGCTGCGTACTGGTGACCACTGCCGTTGGTGTACCGCCAAACCTATTTGCCCTCAGATGACCGGCGCTGCTGAACGCGCGTTAAAGACAACGCTTAATTCGCTCAATCCTGATCTAATTTCGTCATATCTAACACAAGCGGATATGTTGGATGATTGGATTAAAGAATTGCGAAACATGGCGCATGTGATGATAGATAATGGTGTGCCTGTCCCAGGGTATAAACTGGTGCAAAAGCGCGCCACACGTCAGTGGGTAGATGATAAAAAAGCTGCCGACGCATTGACTGAAATGGGCGTCGTAGCCTATAAAGAACCAGAGGTCCTCTCGCCTGCACAGGCTGAGAAGGAACTCAAAAAGCGCAAGTTGGCATTGCCTGACGATCTTGTCGTGGCAGTGTCTTCAGGCACAACGCTTGCCCCGGAGAGTGATCCCCGGCCAGCAGTGTTGCAAATCGGGAAGCAGTTAACTGCAGCCCTTTCTAAAATCAACTAAGGACTTAAAAATGAGTTTAGTAACCTTCTCTAAAGCAAACCTTCCCGCCGTTAGTACGTTAGCAACGTCGTTGCGAACAATCCAAGCTGAAGTCGGCGCAGTCGGTGTAGTCATCTTAAAGATGGATAAAACCGGTCACTGGGTATTCGGCGCGGATCAAACCGAAGTCGAAGACGACTCTCTGTGGGCCATCAATCCTTTCTCTTTTGTTCACGGCTTTATCGCCTGGGGCGACGGCGAAGTGCTTGGTGAAAAGATGGCCAGCGTAAGCCAGCCATTGCCTGAATTGGATGAGGCCCCACCTCAAGCCAAGAAGGGTTGGGAGTCACAAGTAGGCATGTCTTTGAAATGCATATCTGGCGACGACAAAGGAATGGAAGCGCGCTACACCACTACTTCAGTAGGCGGTAAGCGCTCTGTTCAAACGCTCGCAGTGGCATTGGCTGATCAGGTCGAAAAAGACCAGAACAAACCAGTGGCCGTTGTGCGTTTGAAGAAAGACCATTACGCGCATAAGTCCTACGGCAAAATCTACACGCCAGTGTTTGAGATTGTTGAATGGATTTCTATGGACGCAGATGCCACCGACGTAAAAGTCGAGGAAGAAGCGGAGCAACCTAAGCGTCGTCGTCGGGCTAGCTGATGACTCTTTGGGTTGACTTTGAAACCCGTAGCGCCTGCGACCTAAAAACCGCAGGCGTTTACAACTATGCTCAAGATGCTAGTACCGATGTGCTTTGCATGTCTTATGCTTTTGATGATAGCGACGTGCAAACTTGGTTGCCAGATCAGCCATTTCCTGCCGCCGTAGCCCAGCACACTGGTTTGATCTGCGCCCATAACGCCGCGTTTGAGCGCCTGATCTTTTGGTATGTGCTACAAATGAATTTCAAGCTGGAGCAGTTCTACTGCACAGCAGCACAGGCCCGCGCCAATTGCGCGCCTGGCTCACTAGAAGACGTTGGCCGCTTTGCTGGCGCGTCTATGAAGAAGGATCATCGCGGCGCGCAGTTGATTCGCTTGTTATCTATCCCGCAGGCCAATGGTTCGTTTAGACAAGACGCTACGCTTATGGCTGAGATGGTCGCCTACTGTGAGCAGGATGTGCGAGCTATGCGCGCTATCAGTCTAGGTATGCGGCCATTGAGCGAAGATGAGTTAGCCGACTACCACGTCAACGAACGTATCAACGATCGCGGCGTCATGGTGGATGTGCCGTTGTGCCAAGCTGCGGTTAAATTTGCCAGCGATGAAATGATCGAAATAGAAGAGATTGTGGCCGAAGTAACCGAAGGCGCGATCACTAGCGTGCGCTCACCTAAGATGCGTCAATGGGTGATTGATCGTGTAGGCCCGCGGGCATTAAAGCTGATGGAGTCGCATAAAGACGGCGAGAAAAAATATTCTATTGATAAAACAGTGCGGGCTAACTTACTCGCTATGGAGGACCCAGATGAGATACCGCCCGCTGTTGCCGAGGTTATACAGTGCGCCGATGATCTATGGGCGTCGTCGGTTGCGAAGTTCAGCCGCCTTGCAAATCTTGCAGACGTCGAAGATCAAAGAGTTAGAGGCGCGTTCGTCTTCTCTGGAGGATCAGCGACAGGCCGCGCTAGTTCATACGGCGCCCAGGTTCATAACTTCGCCCGCAAGTGCGCTGCCGAGCCCGACGCAGTCCGTAATGCTATGGTCAGAGGCCACACAATCGTCCCCAAGTACGGCAAACGCGTTACCGATGTTCTCAAAGGAATGCTCCGACCAGCACTCATACCCGCCGCCGGGAACCATTTGGTGGTTGCCGACTGGTCGGCGATCGAAGCAAGGGTAAACCCGTGGCTGTCTAATTGCTATGCCGGCGAACGCAAACTAGAAATCTTTGCTAAGGGTGAGGATGTTTATAAAGTCAATGCGGCTGCGACGTTTGGCGTGGCGATAGACGCGGTAGACGATCGCCAGAGGCAGATCGGCAAAGTGCAAGAGTTGGCCTGCGGCTTTGCCGGCGGCATTGGTGCCTTTGCAGCCATGGGCCGCGTTTATGGCGTGCATTTACCAGAGCCAGACGCCAAGCGCATGGTGGATGCATGGCGCAGGGCTAACGCTTGGTCGGTGCCTTACTGGCAAAAGCTAGAAGAATCCTACACGCGGGCCATGCGAAACAAAGGCCATGAGTTCCCCGTCGGCCGTATAACGTACATGTTTGACGGGCAACATTTGTGGTACATGTTGCCTTCTGGCCGTGTGCTTTGCTATCCGTACGCAAGACTAGAAGAAGATGGGATAACCTATGCCAAGGCGGCATGGAAACCCGCAGCGGATGCAAAAGAATGGCCACGCGCGCGGCTTTGGAAAGGTTTGGCGTGCGAGAATATCACCCAGGCAGTGGCCAACGATTTGTTGCGACACTCCCTGCGCCAATTGGATGATGTAGTGCTGCATGTTCACGATGAAATCGTGCTAGAAAGCGCTGATCCAGTGGAAGCCGCCGCAAGGCTAGAGAGGGTAATGTGTACGCCGCCTGCATGGGCCAAGGGTTTGCCCCTTGCTGCCGGTGTGTCGGTTATGACAAGATATGGAAAGTAAAAAGCCGCCTGGCCGGGCGGCTTTTCTGTCAACAAGGAGATGACGTGGAGTTTTTAGATTATATCTGCAACCTAGCCCCAGAGGGCGAAACACCTTTAATAGTACGACAAAAACCACAGTTGAGAAATGGCGAGATGCAGTTCCATGCAGACGGCGCTATTGTCGCGACGTGGCCGTCATATCTACCGACTAGGCAAAAGCCTAAAGAAGGTCAGGCGTGGTATGTAAACACTGGCAGCTTTATTGTCGATCGATTTAAAGATGGAAAACCTAGCGCGTCCAAAGACAATATTGAGTTTGTACTTTGCCTGATGTTGGATGATATCGGGACCAAGTCTAAAGAGCCGCCACTAGCGCCGACGTGGAAGATCGAATCGTCACCTGGTAATTTTCAGTGGGGCTACGCATTTAGCGAACAACCATCCAAGGCCGCGTTTGTTGCTGCGGTCGACGCAATCGCAGAGGCTGGCTACACCGACCCAGGCGCGCGCAATCCGGTTCGCAACTTTCGACTGCCCGGCTCTGTAAACCTAAAACCTACAGCAGGCGGCTTTGTTAGCCGGTTAGTTGAATTCAACCCAGAACGCGAGTACACCCTGCAGGAAATCTGCGACACTCTAGGTGTCATCCCTAAACCGGAGCAAGGGGACACTTTACGCCCGATTAAGATGGCCGACGATGGCAACGACGATGTTTTACGTTGGCTATCGGATAACAGTTTGCTATTGTCAAAACCTAATGCGTTAGGCTGGGCTGGCGTCATTTGCCCTAACAGCGCGCAGCATAGCGACGGCAACCCTGAAGGGCGCTACATGCCGGCAACCCGTGCATATTGCTGCTACCACGGCCACTGCCAAGAACTAAACTCCCACACATTCCTAGAATGGGTGGCCGACAACGGCGGCCCAAAACGTACGCCAGGGTTGCGCGATGAACTCTTAACCCAAGCTATGGATCAGGCGTTATCGAAACTCACGCCAACCGACATGTTCAAAGACGACGCTGCCGCGATCGTTGCTGAAACTGAACGCAAGGAGCTAGGCCGCATAGAAAAATCTGAATGGTGGGACCGGTTTGCCTACATCCAAGAAGACGACGCCTATTTTGATATGCAAGACCGGCGCGAACTGGCCCGTGGCACCTTCAACGCATTGTTTAGGCACATCGGCTGCAAGTCGATTCACAATGGCCGCAAAATCGAGGCGTCTTATTCCTTTGACGAAAATCGGCAAACCAAAGGCGCCAAAGCGCTAGTCGGCATCACCTACGCCGCAGGGTCATCGGTGTTAGTCGTGCGCGACGGGCAAACCTACGGCAACCGCTGGCGCGATGCTAGACCTAAACCCGTGCCAGGTGACGTTACGCCATGGCTGCGACACGTCGAGCGCATGGTGCCTGAATCGTTCGAGCGTGAGCACTTACTTAACGCGCTCGCGCATAAGGTCCAATTCCCTACGCACAAAATAAACCACGCAATTCTAATGGGCGGTAACCATGGATCGGGCAAGGATACGTTATTCGCGCCGTTCTTTTGGGCCATCGGAGGCGAGGCCAAGCACAATTGTTCGCTAGTCAAAAACGAAGATCTAAACTCGCAGTGGGGCTACGCGCTTGAATGCGAAGTTATGGAAATAGCCGAGTTACGCCAAGCTGAAGCCAAGGACCGGCGCGCGCTAGAAAATACCTTAAAGCCAATCATCGCCGCGCCGCCTGAGTTATTGACAATCAACCGCAAGGGCCTTCACCCTTACTACGCCCTTAACCGCGTTTTTGTTGTCGCGTTTTCAAACGAACGCGTGGCCATATCGCTGCCAAGCGAAGATCGCCGGTGGTTTGTATTGTGGGCGGAGGCGTCAAAGCTAAACGAAGCGCAGGCAACGGCTTTGTGGAACTGGTACCAAAGACAAGGCGGCTTTGCTGCAGTGGCTGATTACTTACACAAACGCGACGTAAGCGCCTGGAATCCATCGGCGCCGCCGCCAATGACCGAAGCCAAGGCCATAATGATCGAGCACGGCATGAGCACATCGGAGGCTTTTTTAGTTGATCTTATTCGCAGGCGCTCCGGTGAATTCTCGCGCGGCGTGGTCGGCGCGCCCTTTCACGGACTATGCGACCGGCTGCAGGGCCAGGCGCCAACTGGCGCCAAGATAGTGCAAGGCGCGTTACTGCACGCGCTAAAAGAGGCCGGCTGGGTCGACATGGGCCGCATAAAGTCGCGCGAGCACGACAACCGAAAACATGTATTTTGCGCGCCTGACATGGCCGGCATGTCAAAATCAGAACTGCGGCGCATGGTCGAGACCACATAAAAAAAAAGGCCCCTTTCGGGGCCGTTTTATTTTTTACGCCTGCCTAGAATAATCTGCAGGGCCAAAGCTGCTATCGCGTACCACATGCCGACCCCCATGCGTTAACTAGCGCGTGGGCGTCATAAGCTGGTTTGGTTTCGGCCACTGTAAACAAGCCAGCGCCGCGCCGTATCCGGCCCCAGGCGTCGCGCCGGTTTTGGTTTACCAACTGGCCGCGCTTTACGGCCGCATATACCTGGTCGCGCGTATACCCCTCAGCTTCGCATTCGTGCATGGTGCGCGGTATCGCACAATAATCGGTCAACGTCATAAGCCGGCCCTCCGCATGGCGTCAGCTTTGCACTGCTCGACCTGGTCATCAGTTAAACCCTGCGCGAATTCTTCGGCCATGTCGGCGCACTGCTGCGCGGCTTTCGCGTTCGGCGCTGTGAGCGCTAAAACCAGCGCCGCCGTCACGCGCTCGCTGCTAGTACTAAGGGCAGGCGGCGCGAAGGGCCGTAATGCGTCCTGCAAAATTTTAGGTATGTTATTCATTGTCGGCCGCCTCGCTGTAGCTGTCTTCACCGACCGGCGCCAGGCACGGCAGCTCGCGCAGCTGGTCCCAAGCTACCGGCAACAAGTGTTTAGCGTGGTTCAAGCGCTCATAAGCGCCGACATAGTCGGCCGTGCTCATGTCGGCAAAATAAACCGGGTAAAACCGGCGCTCCGGCCCTTTAGATTTAACGCGCTTATGCTTGCCGGTGCATTTGGCATGGTGCGCGAATATATCTTCGCGTTTGGTCGTATACCTGGTTTTTCCTATCGTTATCGTTTGCATGTTTAAACCCTCCAAATAAATAAATCAAGCGCTAGCACGGCCAGCGCGGCCAAATAAATAAAAATTGTCGCGTGTCTCATAGGTTCCCCAAAAAATAATTGTCAAAATCAAATACGGCCACATAAAACCCGCGCGGGCCAGCTTGGACCTCATAGCGCCAGGCGTCGGCGTCCTGCAGCGCCAAGCTATCGGCCAGCGCCTGCGCGGCGGCTTTCGTTTTAAAGTAGGTCATTGTGTAAACCTCGCGTGTAGGTCCTGCGCGTACGCGTGGTGCGCTAGCATGTCGCGCAAAATAGCGTGGCGCGCGTCGCGGTTTTCGCGTGCTCGCGCGGTCGGTTTTAGCCGGCCGTAGGTTGCCCGGATAACGTCGCGGCTGCCGGCCCATACCGGCAGCTTTAGTCTTAAGTAAGTACTAAACATTTTTTCCCCTTAGATTGTGCAGCAGCCGCAGCATGGCGCGTCGATACAACGGCCGCGCGCGTTACGGGTGAACGTGCGATAGCGGCCCTGGTCGTTTAACGTTATCGTGTTTATTTCCGGCGCGTCATCCTCGCACGTTATGTAGGCCGTGCGCGTGGCCGTGTCATAAGCTATTTCGTCGCCTGGCCGTATCGGCGCGCCGGTGCGGCTGCAGCGGCCAGGGTATTTTGCTCGCATAATTTTAATCATGGTGAAACCCTTTCATAGTCAAAAAATGTAAACATGTGGCAATCGATACAGTACGCGCGGTACTGGCCGCGATAATTACCCTGGCCGCCAGGCGTCGGCGCCTGGTCGGTCAACGGCGCGCTACAGTTAAAACATGGGACCGGCGCGCCGGCCGGTATTTTGGGGAATAGTTTATTCATATTAAGCCGCCTGTAATTTAATATCGATGACCCGGCGGCGCGTGCCGTGGGCAGGAAAGCCGACAATGGCCGCGCGCTGCCGCTGGCATAATTGGCAGCTTGCACACGTCACGTCGTCGCGTTGTGTGGCCGGGCATATAACGACCGGCCTGCCTGCCGGCGTCGTTGTGTTTTTGGTTTGCGTGCTAGGGAGCACAACGACGACCGGACCGGCCGCGTGGTCGGCGAGCCGGTCGGCGTCGTTTAGGTCATTGGCGCTTAGGTTAACTGTAAACCCCCAATTATTCGCGTGGCGTACCCAATTAATCGACGCGGCATCGCGGTGGTGCGAATAAGTAAAGCCGCGCCGGCCAATATTGGCAGCGACCAATTGGCCAAGCTTGGCGGCGTCGATTGTGTTTTTAGCTTTCGGTAGGTCCCCGGCCTGGTTATGCCGCCATAGCTGGCCAGCCGGCAGCTGCGCGACCTGGCCGGTGAACGTCGACCAGTCAGTGCCGCGCGTGCCGGCGCCGACGGCGCGCCAGTGCAGCGCGAGCGGCCCGCTGGCCGCGTAGCATTCGCGCTTTAGCTTGCAATCATCCGGGCAGCTTTCGGGCTCCGTGGTAGATACCGGTATCGGCCCCGTTTTAGCGTTAGCGCTTTTTAGTGTCATGTGTACTTGCATAATTAAACCCCCACAATTGAAACGATCAAACGGCCAGCGGGTACGCCGGCGCGTTTTTCAATAATTTGCGCGGTTAGTAATTCATTGATGCCGCGCACTAAGGCGTCGATATCTTTCGCCCAGCGGTTGACGCCGCCGGTGTAGTCTTTCGTGTGCTCGGCCGTGCGGTACATGTAACCCAGTGAGCCGCAACGCTCAGTGTTTACGTATACGTGCGCGCCGTTTAGTGAGATAAAACCCGTACAACCGCGTTTGTCGCCGTTTATGTTGACATTTTTAAGCGCCACTACATGCGCGGGTGAAAATTGGTTTTTTAGCTTAGTTGACAAAATTATCATAATTTACTTTCGTGTAGTTGAATTGATTTTGTGGCCAGGCGTCGCGCCTGGCCGGTAATGTTTAATAGTTCCAAGCTTTCGCGCCTTTGCGCGCCGCGTAGCTTTTTGCTGCTACTTTGCCGTCGAAGTAGCCGGTTTCAATTGGCGCGCCCTGTAGACTAGGCGTCGCGGTAATGTAGAGCACGAATTTATAGCCGGAATCTTTGCGGGCTTTGAATATGTGGGCATATGTCATGGTCGTTTACTTTCGATTAGTTGATGCCGGCGCGATCTTGCGTCGGTGAATATATTGTAAGGGAATATCTTACGTTGTCAAGTATTTTTTTTATAGGTACTTTCCCTAGTACGTTGTGGGTCATGTGTGGGGCATGTGTGGGCCGTGTTTTTAGGTGACATGACCCACACGCGGAGCTAATAAACATGCGGGTCCTGACACTTTGTGGGCCATGTGGGTAATGTTTTTATTTTATCCATGAAATATATAATATATATACTATAGTATTACGGGAATTTTTACGGCCGTGTAAATTTGGTGAGAGGCCAGCGATTAAAAACGCGTGGCCACATGGCCCACATGACCCACAAATGTAGAATACGGCCATGGCCCGACCATGTAAGCCCGACACTAAACAGCTACGCCGACCGCTGACGGCCGCGCAGCGTGCGATTATTCGGGCTGCCGGTGGTGGTGATCTTTCGCGCGGGTTTAACGAATTGATCGTTATATACCACCACCTTCACACCATGGGCTATCGGCCAGGCATGCGGCCCGAAAATATTAGGATAGTGCAAAATTATGAGGAATAGGGACCCTATAGCTTTTTTCTATTGTGCATTTGGCCGCTGGCCGCTCGCTGCCGGCCCGATCGCTGGCCAGTACATGGCGCGGTAGCTGGCCGCTGCCGGCGCCTGCCTGGCGGCCGTTTGGCCGGCTTGCTGCCGGTCCGAATTTTCCGGCCACATGACCCACATGGCCCACATGGCGCGCCTGGCCGCCTGCCTGCAGCCGCTGGCCGTGCGGCGCCTGGCCGCCTGCCGCGCGGAATAGTTGACACGGGGGGAGGGGTATTAGCTATGACGAAACTTTTGCGGGAGCCACCTACCCACATAAAAAGGAAAATGGAGTTATAGTACGCAGCTATGAGTTATAGGCCACCAAAAGTACTGCCAAAGACTGACTATCAGAAAGTTAAAGAACTCAAAGAGTTAATGCTGAAGTCAGGCGGCAAACAGGTAGCGCAAAAAGTCATCGACATTGCGCTAAACGATGAGCATCCTGGACAGATGGCAGCGCTAAAGATGTGTATGGATCGGACGCTGCCGATTAGTATGTTTGAAAAAGACAGGGCGCAGCGCAGCGCAGTGACGATCAACATTACGGGAATTGGTGCTACCACCATGGTAGAAGATATAACGGACATTGAACCAAACGATGAGTGAGCTAAACTTTTCCTTACTGCCATGGCAGCAAGAGGTGTTCAAGGATGAAACGCGGTTCAAAGTTATAGCGGCCGGCAGGCGTTGCGGTAAGTCCAGATTGGCTGCGACTACTTTGTTAATAGAGGCGCTACGTTGTCCAGCTGGCAGCGCGGTGTTGTATGTAGCCCCAACGAATGGCCAAGCAAGGCAGATTATTTGGGATGTCTTAATGGACTTAGGTCGGGAGGTAATACAAAATGCACACATCAACAACCAAAATATCACCACCATCAACGGCGCAAGTATCTACGTCCGAGGTGCTGATAGACCAGACACCCTCCGTGGAGTCTCTCTCACCTACGCAGTCCTTGACGAAGTTGCCGACATCAAGCCCGAAGCGTGGGAGCAAGTTATCCGAGCCTCTCTGTCCGATAAAAAAGGAAGAGCCATGTTCATTGGAACTCCCAAAGGCAGAAACTGGTTCTATGATCTGTTTAGATTGGGCGAAAGCGCAGAGGATAAAGACTGGAAATCTTGGCATTTCACCACCAAAGACAACCCCCTGATTGACCCAACTGAGATTGAATCTGCCAAGAAAACCCTGTCTACCTTTGCTTTCAAGCAAGAATACATGGCTAGTTTCACCAATGCTGGTAGCAACATCTTCAAGGAAGAGTGGATCAAGTACGGGGAAGAGCCTGAGTATGGCAGTTACTACATAGCCTGTGACTTGGCAGGATTCGAAGAAGTTGCCAAACAAGCGGCTAATTCCAAGAAAAGGCTAGACCAGACTGCTATTGCTGTGGTCAAAGTAACGGATGATGGCAAATGGTTTGTCAAAGAGATTGTCTATGGGCGTTGGGACATCCGCGAGACTGCGGCAACGATCCTGTTGAAGATGCGTGAATACAAGCCTTTGAGTGTAGGAATTGAGAAAGGTGCGCTAAAAAACGCAGTTTTGCCATATTTGTCTGACTTAATGCGTAAAAATAATGTATATTCGCACATAGTTGACTTAACGCATGGCAACAGGAAAAAGGCTGACAGAATTATCTGGAGTCTCCAAGGGCGGTTTGAGCATGGACGTATTGTGCTGAACTCTGAGGAGGATTGGGATGAATTTAAAGATCAACTTCTTTTATTTCCCGCCATTGGAGTGCATGATGATTTGCCAGATGCTCTCTCATATATAGATCAAATGGCTGTCACTTCTTACTTTGTGGACGATCAAGAAGATGATTGGGAGCCAGTAGACATAATAAGCGGGGTTTGATAATGGCAACAGATAAACAAGTCGGTATGGAAGAAAACGAGTTTGACGAGCCTAGTGAGGCTGACAAAGAACTTGTTGGATTTGTTGTAGACCACTGCAATCGGTGGCGTGACTACCGAGATGTTAACTTCCTTCCTGATTGGCTAGAGTACGAGCGTATCTTCCGTGGTCAATGGGCTTCTGAAGACAAAACCCGTGAATCTGAGCGTAGCCGTATTGTTACCCCTGCCACCCAACAAGCCGTTGAGACTCGCCATGCTGAGATCATGGAAGCAATCTTTGGTCAAGGCGACTACTTTGATATTGAAGACAACATTCAAGATGTGAACGGAAACCCCATAGATGTTGAGTTAATCAAGGCTCAACTGATGGAAGACTTCAAGAAGGACAAAATCCGCAAGTCCATCGACCAAATCGAGTTGATGGCAGAAATCTACGGAACAGGTATTGGCGAAATCATCGTCAAGACTGAGAAAGAGTACATCCCTTCCACCCAACCTATCCCCAATATGCAAGGGCAAGCGGCGATTGGAGTCTTAGAAAAAGACCGCATTGGCGTGAAGATCATGCCCGTCAACCCCAAGAACTTCTTGTTTGACCCTAATGGCACATCCATTGATGACTGTATGGGCGTGGCTATCGAGAAATATGTCTCTATCCACAAGATTGTCCAAGGCATAGAGAAGGGTATCTACCGCAAAGTAGACATTACCACTTCTGGTGAAGATACAGACCTTGAGCCTACCCAAGAGGTTAGCCAATACCAAGATGAGAAAGTCTTGTTGTTGACCTACTATGGCTTAGTTCCACGGGAATACTTGAATAATCTCAAGGAAAACAAAGAGATTGTGGAGTTGTTCCCTGAGAATTCTGTGGCAGACGAATACACAGACATGGTGGAAGCCATTGTTGTAATTGCCAATGATGGTCAACTGCTCAAAGCAGAAGAAAATCCTTACATGATGAAGGATCGCCCTGTCTTGTCCTATCAGGATGACACAGTTCCTAATCGTTTGTTGGGCAGAGGAACAGTAGAAAAAGCATTTAATATGCAAAAGGCTATTGATGCTCAGACTCGTAGCCACTTGGATTCCTTGGCATTAACGACTAGCCCCATGATTGCTATGGATGCGACCCGTTTGCCAAGAGGAATGAAGTTTGAAGTAAAGCCTGGCAAGGCGATCCTCACCAATGGCGCACCTTCTGAGATTCTCTACCCCTTCAAGTTCGGTCAAACTGACCCCAACAACTTGGCTACGGCACGAGACTTTGAGCGTATGTTGTTACAAGCAACGGGAACGCTTGATTCTCAGGGCATGATCAGCAATGTTGCTAGAGATGGTGGTCAAGGCGGTATGTCTATGGCTGTCGCTTCTATCATCAAGAAGTACAAGCGCACTTTGGTGAACTTCCAAGAGGATTTCCTAATCCCGTTTATC